TAAACAAAGAATTGTATCTCACATCATAAGCACCACTCCCAGAGATTTTAGAAACCCAAGCACCGGCTTTGCGCCCAAACGCACTACCTGCTGGTCCTCCAATAAATCCTCCAAGAGCAGCACCTCCTTCAGTGAGAGCAGTCCTTCCCATCACCTTCAAGATCTCCTTGGCCATAGCTTTCGCTCCAGCTTTCGAAGACCCAGGTCCAGGCCCCTTCTTCCCTTTCTTCCGGTTCTTGTTCTTCTTCTTCGAAGCATAGAAATGCACAACACTTTGATCTGCAATAGATCTTACAAACCCATTGTATTTCTCATGCAATGCAACTCCACGATCCAAGGAAAAATAACTAACCACACTAAATCCGACATGAAGAAAACTATGGCGAAACCCCACGTCTACACCATGAACACCAAGGATGATATCGCGCTCCTCTTGACCAAAAATCCAAGCCGCCTGAACTGTCTCACCTAACGAGTCACGCAATTTCTCCCTTTCCTCCCTTCGCTCATCAGTTTCCACTGTAGTGAAAATGAGCTGCTCATTGTACATATCCTTAGGCTCCAACTCAGCCTCTACCATAAACATGTCCAAGAACCGCACATCATCAATAACGGCTGGGAACGCATCTACATTGACTACCATAGCTAAACTCTCCTCTATCGCCATAACAGTGGCAACATCAACATTGTAAACACGTGCGAACTGGCAGTAAGTATCCCATTGTGGAAACCCATACTCAGGTCCACGAAACTGATACTCATCACGAGCCCTATCAGCAGCAGACCGATACTCAACCAAGCCAAGTTCATCTCCTGACCCAATGATAGCCCTCATAAAGGATCCGATAATCGGAACATGTCCACAGCTACCAAGCATGCTCTTAGCAGTACCATAGAGTAACCGCTTAAACAACTTCTCACTGTGACACCCCCAATTAAATCCAAATTTAGAGAGAACTCTCATAGGATCATTACCCCAAACCAACGCGCCGTTAACGGACCAAAATCGTCCACTACAAAACCTGGTGACTTCAGGACTGTCCCGCTCAATAATGGTTATCTTCATGCCAAGAGACTCATAATTACTCCGAGCAATCTTACAATCCACATCAAACGGTAGGCCCAACACATTATCATCACCCATGAACATACCAAGCAAATCCGAAACCGGAACCTGATACGCCCAAGATGCCAACAATATGTTCATGAGGGTATTAAACGGGCTAGTCCACAAATCTCCCGACCTGCGGCCATGGTCCATCAATACTCGAAAACCCCCCATAGTGCCATCCAACTTAGTCCAGTTGTCGAGTAACATCTCCAATTCCTCCGGCATCCCATCCACAAAGTTACGCAGGAAGTAAACTTCCAACTCACCCATGGCATTAGTTAGGGATCCATCGAAACTAGATATGTCAGATTCAACAATCTTATGCTGCGCCAGCCGGGTCATAAAAGTCCCAACTTGTTCTGGAGTAGAACCACTGACGTAGTAAATATTGTTGTCTCTATTCCACACCTGGGCCAAACGTTTACCCAACGCATTAAACGCTGATGCAAACTTGGCTTTGATCTTTCGTGAACAATTCCAAATCATGCGGGGCTTAAAGTCATGTGGATGCTTCCCCATGTAAGCTTCATCTTTAACGAATATCTTCGACTTTAAATCCTTAGCCGTCAACGGTTCGTCATACAAAGCTGCCAATCTGTCTGCTTCCTTCCTCGAGTAATGAGTATATAGAAACGCTATCCTCTCTTCACGAGATTGACTGACGTCAAATCTAACCCCGGAAAATAACTCATCCATTTGAGCCTTAGCCCAAGCAACAAAATCCTTCTCCTTGGGTTTGACAATCCGCCTATCAAATCCCATGCGAGCAATAACAGCTCCTTCAACCATTTCCTCAGACAACTCAGGAATCACTACAGGCACATCAGCTAGAGTGCAACCATAAACCTCTACCGGGCGCGAACCCCTCTGAGTAGGAGGGTTACGTTCATTCCGCACGATTCGTGTATCCTCAAACAGGGGAGCTTCTAGTTTCTCCGGGGCCAACCTGGATCTCTCCAACTCGACCTTACTGCAAACATAATAAGAAACTGGGGCTACAGATTGAGCCATATTAGAAGCAACCTGACGTAATGCCATATTCTCATCAACGAAATCAAACTGATCTTTCCAAGCCTGAAACCCACAATACAAACCAAACCCAGTAGTAACAGCCATACCAAGGGGGGTCGGAGCTAACATCATAGTACCGAAGCTCACAACCGCACTCGCTAGATATGTCTGATACGACCAACATCTGTTAAACACTGAGGGATAACCAAATGACCTGGCAACATCAGGAAAATACCATCGACAAGAATCTACAACACGTCGCAACTCTGCTTGAGTATACCCTCGGGCTGCATAGTATTGAAGGACAGTTGAGTTAGCGCGATTGGTCCACTGATCATGACGTCTCTGAGCCTCCAATTCAAGCTGATGCGACCACCAGTCCGAACGAGCGACACCAAGAATTAACTCCTTGATAACTGCATGCCTACCATAATGATTACGCATATAAGACTCAACTTTCGCTACAAGCGAATCCAGACCCCTCGTATTGTCATATCCAGAATTCAAAGCCGCCAAGAAAGCACCACGAACTCTCTCCTCATGATTAACATGGAAAGACAACTCATCGTGTTCCAGTGGACCTAAATCCCCATAACATTTGACAAGGAGAG